ACCTCGGCGAGAGTTTCGCCTGTGAGCTTTGACATATCGCTCGGGATGTCCTCCTCATACATCAGCTCTGCCTTGCTGGTGTATTTAAAAAGGATCGCATACTGCTTGAGCGTAACAGACACATCGGTATAATCAATGGTATGTGCGTCAGGTGTCACGCCCTCAGATGTCTGAAAGTTGGCCGCCGTGATATTGGGGGTTTCGTTTGTGTTGCTGTTGAAGGGCTTCAGTCGTCTAAAAACCACAGTGTCCGTTTTTCTGGTGGGCTGCGACTTCTGAACTCCGAACGTCCCGAGAACCATAATAGGCTCTGCGTGATCAAGCATCTCCATCTCTGCACGGATGATATTCCGTGACACTACGGTACTATAACCTTGTGTTGCCATTTATTTTACTTTCCTTTACTGCCCCAGATCCTTTGGATCTCTTGCGCCCTTATCTCGGCTTCGGTCATGTCAGCCTCGGCTTTGGGCACTGTGGCCTTCCTGCCCGTTGCGGCTTGGACATTCGTATCGAGCTTGGCTTTTCTTTTGGCTGCTATTGATGCGGCAGATTCAAGATTGCCCTGGTCCCGGTGAAACCGATTAAGGATATCTATGGCGTCCGCAGACTTGGGGGAGTTGATTTTATTTTTAACTTCAGGATCTTGATCGATCAGCCATTTCTGCCAATCTTTGGATTTTATCGTGTCCTGATAGTCTGGATGCTGCAACCGGAGTTGCAGAGTTTCTATTTCTGTCGATGTTGCTGTCTTTGTGGCTGCGATCTCTTTACGCAATTCCTGAATAATTGAAGGGTCCACGGTGGCTGTTGTCTGATTCCCGGCGCTTCCGGCGGTCATCAGCGTCATTACATCGTGTATGTCTCCAAACTCTTCCTTAAATGCGTCGATCTTCGCCTGTTGTTCTGGAGTCAGCTTGGCAGTTGAGTTCCTGCTGTTCTGGACAGTGTTCTGTAGCGATCCAACGCGATTCTCTGCCTGTTTTAATCTCGCTTCCAGGGTGTCTATCGCACTGGTCTTGCCGGATAGCGCTTCGAGTCTATCCCGGACCGCTGGCGATACCCCTTCCCAGGGATCGGCTTCGGCTTTCGGAATATCCTCGATCTCTACGTGCTCAGACTTTCCCTCTCCGAAAATTTCTTCGGTGAGTTCCGCCCTTATCGCTGCCTCTTCTGCTCCAATTTCGTTCTCTTGCTGCTCGTCCATGTTCTTCTCCTCCGGCTTTAAGGCGGATGTTTATGCGGCGTTACCGGCGCTTTGGTTTATTTTTTTGTCTCCAATTCTATCAATCCTTTATAAACTGCAATCTTGGCACGGATCTCAACTGTACGATCCCATGGGCAATGAATCGCGTCATTTTGAATCCTAAGCTCGTCAATCTTGCCCTGGAAAATATCTCTTAAAGATATCCAGGTCAGGCTGGTGAAGTTGACCTTTGACGTGTCCACGGCGTTGCGCCTGGCTACTATCTCGCCCATTCAACGGCTCCTATCTCTATCCATGTATTGTTGGGCAGATCACTGTCTTTTATCTCAACACATGAGATCCCTGCGCCTGTCGCGTCCCGTTCCTCAATCACCCACATTTTGCCCCAGGTGATTGTCTCAACTTCCCCGGCAACGTGGATCTTCCGGCCTTTGATATGCCTGTAATATTTATCTTTTTCGATTATCATTTTAATCCTGATAAGCCCGACCGTCTTTAGCGCGCCCGGCTGGTTCGATTGGTGGTGTCAGTATTTGCGGCCCTGCCCCGTCCTTTTTAGCAAGTTCACGCTGGAGATTCAGCTCCGCCGCTTTTGTCGTCAGTCTTTCTTTGGTCTTTTCGAGTTCTATCTTTTCTTCCCGGTCAGCTTTCAACATTGCAATTTGCAGGTCTGCTGTCTTAAGTTCAAGCTCGTGCTCCTGCTGTGCCTGTGCCATCTGGAGCTTTGCCTGTAGCTCCTGGGCTTGGGCTTGGCCCTGGGCTTGGATTCTTGCCATCTCTGATTCTGCCCGAATCTTTGCCGCCTCGATCGCTGTGTCCTGGGCCTGTGGCTGCTGTGCTTGAGCTTCCCTGTCCTGTGCTATCTGCTCGGGGGTTTTCATAACGTCCAACCGCTGTGCCGCCAGAAGTTTTTCAGAAGCCTTTTCCCAGTCCACGAGCATTGCAAAGTCAGGATCTTGCTTGAGCTGCATGATATTCATGAGCGTCTGGCCTTGCTGATCACGCTCAAGAAAAATAGACGAGCCTATGGGGTCAACGCAAAAGTCACCCTTGATATCGTCATCCTCTGAATACAGCATATTGAAATCATAATACCGGGTCAGGTGCGGCCTTGTGATCTTGTCATCCCATAACTTTACCCTGGAGCGGAACGCCACGTTGTTTGAGTCGATCATTATATTCGTAGCCCCGAGCGTGTCGGGCAGTTTCCCCTGCTCCCCCTGGAAAAGCATGGGAACCTGAGTTTCCATGTCAATAAACCGGAGTGCCAGGTCTATAATGTTTTGCAATTCCTGCTGATTGTTCTGCGCCTGAAACTGGAAAAAGGCGTTGCGAACATCTTCAACACCATCTGCCCACCAAATTTTGCGGCCCGTGATCTCCCACTTGCCGTCTGCTGGCTCTACTCCATCACCGATCACGGTATTGACGCCAGAGCTGTCCCCGGCATTATCCATCATACACCGCCAAGCTGCTGTGATAATCCTCTGCTGATCGAGGCTCATTGAGATAATGCCCACACCCCATACCGAAGTTGGTCGGGTTGTCCACTGGAAAAAATCATAGGGAAGCTCCCCGGAATCAAGCATATTAAGAGACACCCGGATAGGCCGGTCATTTACAAACTCGACACAAGCTGAGACTGATGCCGCTTCTTCGTCATCTATCTCAGCACCCAGGAGCGCAAGGTCATCAACTGCCACGTCGCCGTAATAAAACCAGCGCTCATAAGCTGCGCCCATACTCGATGTGCTTTGTTGAATCTCGTGTAACCCGGCCTTGGAATAGTTTACTGTTGTTCTTTTTGGGTCGTCCTGCAATACGAGCTTGATCTGATCCTCAAAGTAACCAGGGAGACCAATCAGACTTCTAAGCTCCCTCGGCAAAACAGTATCACGCTCCCAAATATATGCAGCTTTGCTGATGTCGGACCCACAGTTTGGATCGGGGTAAACATCCCAGGGATCAACCCATTTAGACTCGGGAACATTGGACTCCTGAACGTTCATATCCCAAACTGCGCCGGTCTCATCTTCTATCTTTGTCCAGGCCTTCTTGACTTTCTTAGAGACAAACGGGCCTTTTAAGATCCCTGTCCCAAGACACACAGCGGAACCAACAACTTTGCGGCACTCACCGTTAAAACCGCACTCATTGAGCTGGTCCTCAATTGTTGCTTGCATCCCATCCATGGCTTTTTCTGCATCGTCCATGGCCTTTTTAGCTTTGTCACCGACAGTGATGGGTTTGCCGTCCGAAGATTGCAGAGGCTGGCCCTGTTCCTCGGTCACGATCGGCGTCTCATCTTCCATTGCTTTTGCCATTTCAGGCTTTGGCGTGACCTTGAGTTTAAAATTGGCTTCGTCAACGGGCAGGAGGAGTTCAGCAAAACGCCCCATGGCCGTCTCTGCTTTGCCCCGGAGGATATTTACAACCACCCGCGACCGTCTGGCTTCGTCAGTTGCGCGAACGTAAGCGTCGCCCGTGGCGTAATGGATCATGCCTGTGGGTCCGCCGTCAGAATCCTTGCCTTCTTTTGCAAGCTGCGCCGCTCTCCATTCTCGTTCTATGCCGCAAGCTGCCCGGCCCTCGACCGCCTCTTGCCGTTTTGACATGATAGAAGCGGAAAAATCCAACACCTTCTGGGTTGAATCTGCACCGTCATCCTGCTGCATTGTGTCGGGATCTTGTTCGATTTCTATTGTCGTCATGGCATCATGGGCCTATAGCTTGCCACTTGTGGCCGCCGGTCTGGTCGATCGTTTGTCATATTGTCGATGTTGGCTCCAAGATACCGCAGCATATCCGCTGCATGGCTGTACTCATCATGAAGGGGGCTATCTGCCGTGTTTGTTTGCTTATTGATTCTG